TCACCTATACCTTGGCTATTGATGTGGCTAATGGAACGACTATGGGGGCTACTACAGGTGATGTACCAAGATTAACCTGGACATCAACTGGTTCAGATGCTTCTACAGAATATACTGAATTGTTGTATCCAGATCATTGGTATAAAGTAGGGGATTATGGACTTATGGTTAAATTCTCTGATGCTGTATTTAATCAATGTGATCCTGCATGGACCATAGAAACTTATAGACCTGATTATGTACAGGGGACTAATGCTGTTGGTCCTGTAGGTACTGCACAGTACGTTTATAGTTCTAATAGAGGGGATATGAGTTCTACTCCAATTACTACCTCTTCTGGGGCACCTACACAGTTAGGAACAAGAGGTTTGAATATAGCATTTAACCCTTCTGGAGGAAGTGATAATTTTAATGCGGGTGATGAATTTTTTGTTATTTGCTCGGCCCCAAAACCTGAGTCATACAATATTACTTCAATGAGTTATGGTAATGTTACAGTCAGTTCTGAATCTGATGTTAAGTGTGTAATGTTTGAAGTTGAAAGTGGTGCAGTGGAGTTATCTACAGTTAAGATGGGGTTACAAAGTCATGGTACTTTTAGTCATCATGATGAAGGTAATTCAGACACTAAGTTCAGGTTTGGAACAGTTGGACCCAAAAACAAAGCAGGTGCATCTCCAAATGTGGGGATAGAGTGGTACCCTAATGTGTTACCTGGAGATATAGATAGTGATATTCCGCCAGCATATTTATATCATACTAAAGAAAATTTATCTGTTGTATCTACAGCAGACGATAGTGAGAGTGTTGGAAATGTCGGTTTAGTGTCAGATCCTATGTGGGTTAATATTCGACTTGGAAGTTCAGAAACTGGGAGTAATAGTACCATAAATATGCGTCTTTTTTTCGATTATAGTTGACTGTTATTGTTAGGTTTCAGCAGTTTTTAACTAACGAAGTAAAACCTAATATTAATAAACTAACCTTTATATTAGTAGAGACTTACTTGACTTTATATAAAACTGTATTATATTAAAGTCATTTATTAACTAAAATGGAGGTATATTATGAAAAGACTGACTTGGCTGGATGAAAAGAAAGATGAGATTATTAAATTACATAGAGAGGATGGTTGGACTAATCAACAAATAGCTAATCATCTAGGAACCTCTGCTAGTTCTATTAACACCCGTTTACGGAAATGGAAAGCTAATGTAAGTGATTGTAATAGAAATAAAAGAGTAGATATTCCTAAAGAAGATATTAGAAGAATGTACTGGGATGAGCAGATGCATCCTTCACAGATTGCCGAGATATATGGTGTTTGTAAGCAGACTATAACGAATAAGATGAAGAGCTACGGTATTCCTTTTAGAACTAAAAGTGAATCTAGGGTAGGTAAATTAAATCCAATATATGGGGTAGGTCATACTGAAGAAACAAGAAAAAAACTTTCTTATTCGTTTGTAAATGGGCGAAAGATAGGTTTTAGTTTAGGTACTTGGGGTAATCATCATAAATATTTAACCCCAAACCAAGGTGAAGTTACTATGCGTTCAGGTTGGGAGGCAAAGGTTGCTGATTATTTGACTTCCAAAGGATTAGATTGGTACTATGAATATGAATGGCTAAAGGTGGGCGATATACATTATTTGCCAGATTTTTTCATACCTGATTTGAATACTTATATAGAGGTTAAAGGTAGAAAAAAGAGATGTGACATGGATAAGTTTGAAAAGGCTAGAGCTTTATATAATATTATTTTATGGGATGGAATAGAATTATTAAAACTAGGTATCATTGATAACTGTGGTGATGCTAAATTAAATAGAAAATACAGAAAGAAGAACTAAAGGATATAGTAAAATGAAATCTAAAATTTATTTAAAAGAAATAGTTGAAAACAAAGATAGGAAGTTTGGCTCATTACTTGAATATTATCCAGCAAGGGTTGAGACTGAAGACGGAAAAGTTTTTAACGCTTTATTTACAGAAAATGATATAAACGAGGCTATGTTAAGAGCTGAATCCAATCCAGAGGATATACCTAAGACTGGATTTTTAGAATCAATATTTGGTTAATTACGGAGGTATATTGTGATAAAGGAATTTGAATGTGTAAAGTGCGGAAAAATAGAAGAGGTATGGGATAGGTTTGATAGTATACCAGATAAGTGTGAATATTGTGGCGGAGACATGAAGAAAATTATTTCTAAAAACAATTTTCATCTTAAAGGTACAGGCTGGGCATCAACTAGGTATTCAAAAGAGGAAACCAAGAAGTCCAAAAAAAAGTGAATAAAGGAGAAAGTTTATGAGACGTGGATGGGTTGCTACCCTTAATGATGGTACTGTTATGAGTGAAGATAAATACTTATGGAAAGAGGTACCTAATAAAGATATAAAAAGCTTGACATTACATTTTGACGGCCGCAGATGGGAATTAGCAGGTAAGCAGGCATATTTCGTCAAAAATCGTGCTTCTATGGTTCCTGGTATCCAAGCATCACTTCGTGTAGAAAGACGTTGTATTGGTTATTATGAAGGTGCTAACAAGGTTCATTATATAGTTGACGAGGCTACTGGTAAGTTCACTATGGAAGTTCAGGATAATAGTGAGGGTTAATGGTAGATAAAAAGGTTAATAAATGTCAATATTGGAGTTTATATGAACCTTATCCTTGTGAGTACTGGGATGGTGGTAATACTGTCTGTACTTATGAGGTTGATACATCAAATCCAAATGACTCATTACCTACTGAATTTCCACATTGTAATCTAATAGGTACTCGTGCTAGTTGTAATAAGTTCTTATCAACTGGTACTGGTGTAAAACCTCGTTGTGTTTTACCAGATCCTAGGAGACATGTATGTAATAGGGAAACTGGCCGAAAATGGGTAAGTACTGTTTCTGGTACATCCGATTATGATTTTTCCCCGATAACTGGTTATAATGAGGGTGAATGTGATGGGGGTGGAACTGATACTACCTGTTCAGGTTATTCTCCAGAACATATGGGTTTTGGTCGTCTTGTCCCTTCAGACTCTGAAGATTTAGATACTTTTGTAGATGGTAAATTTTCATCTATAAAAGATTTTGACCTTAGAGTTCCAATCAATTATGCTGTTTATAATCTAATGGCAATCTTATCAAAATGTAGATGGTGGACTGGGGATTATGTAGGATTTACTATAAATAATGAAACTACTTTAGTTGAACTAGGTGGTACTTGGGAATGTACTCATCCAGAAGATACAAGTATGTTTAGTTCTTTTAGTTTTGATTATGGTGCTCCTTGTAATGGATGTAAAGCTTCGTGCCCTTATTATACTGGTATTTGTTGGGAATATTGTATAGATGAGTATATGGCACCAGGTGATCCAATTTTGGCCGAGCAAGTTCATGAATTAAGGTATTATCACAGAGAAAATCAATGGGCAATTTCTTCTCTTGAAGCTTATTTTGGAGATAAAGGTTATATTTACTCCTGGGATGCATCTATAATAGAAAATAAAAAAAGTAAAAGTTTACTTGGTAAAGTTAGTTATACTCTTAATTCTGATGGTAACATAGAAGAGTATCAAATACCTTCATATAAAACTTATATGGAAAAATTTGATTTATTTACACCCGAGAGAGAACCATTAATTTTAACGGAAGGGACTGAGGTTGACACATCAGTTGTTTCTTATCCCTCGCTTGTAAGGGAAATTAAAAGATTACCTCTACCCCCTATTGTTAAAAACAGATTTTATAATGATGGTATATATAATTATTTTGAAACTCCCCTTCTAAAAGATGAAACTGATTTATTAATATTTGGAAAGTCTTTTTATGATGCAACTATTTATCCAATTTATGCAATAAATGTTAGCGATAAAGAAGTTTACCCTCTTTTTCCAAATGAGTTATTTGTTTATGATTACATGCTTGATGCTAGGTTGAGTTTAGGTGATATGGCTTATGAAGAATTCTATAATGGTATAGATAACACATTTAGCACTTTACAGGCAATAGCTCCACAAAAAGTATCAACTAATGAGATAGCTGAATGTAGTACTTTTATAATGACAGTAAAAGCTTCTTTAGGGGCTAATACTTACAGTGGAACAAATCATAATACGATTCTTGTTCTACAATATTCACCAGATGGTTTAGTATATACTAAAGTTAAATTCAAATGCACATTTGTTGGAGGTGTTCTTACTCAAAGTAAATTTGAAGTGTTGGGTGATATGGGAGAGATGACTACTCCTTTTGATTATACCGCCTCTTTTA